TAGTCTGAGCACTGTAAGCCTCTTCTAGTAAGCATTGTTTTCACGCCTCTTACTGTTTTGCCGATTTCATCAGCAATTTCTTCAACAGTCATGCCGTCAATGTCGACACCTGCTAAAGGATCAGCTTTGCTAGAACCTTTGGTTTCTTTCTGCTTAGGAATAGCATTGATTTCACCAGCTCTTAGTAGTGATAAAGCTTTTCCTCTGATTGAATTAACGCTTCTGCCCATAGCTTCTGCGATGTCTTCAATAAATGCACCATCATTAACTAATGATACAAATTGTCCTTCTTCTTCCTCGTTGTATGACTTAACAGTCTCAACTTTAGGAGCAGGTTTAACATGTTCTGTTAACTGCATAGAAAGGATTTTACCTTGAATTGACTTAGCTGTGAAGCTTCCGCCGTCAAAGTTAGATGCGATTTCTGCATATGTATACGAACCGCTGTTGTCTTGCACAAAAGTGCTAAGAGTTGCTTCTTGCTCATCTGAAAAAGATTTGCTTGCTGAAGCTGATGCTAATTCTACATCATAACCCATTTTTCTAAGTTTTGAACTTACTGATCTTACAGATGTTTCTAACTCAGTAGCTGCGTTTGCAACTGTGTCTTGTGAGATTGGGCTCTCTCCACCAACGAAGTCCACTAATTGTTGTGTTCTTTCGTCTGTCCATTTTGGTAATGCCATTTTTAATTTTCTCCAATTAAATGTTTTATATTACTTATTATAATAACACCTCGGTCACGAGCTGTCTGTGTTTTACTTGACTCTACGCCTGACTCATTTATAAGATGAGTACAGTCTTTAGTCAAAGAACTCTTTACTGTGAATCCATATTCATTTAGAACTTTAGTAGCGAAGGCTTTAGTCGGATATGACTTTAACTTTCCAGATATACAAACAACGCCTATGACCTCTTTTTTCTTAATAATTTTATTTTTCCAGTTGAAAGGTAGTGTAGTTCTGTATTGATAAGGATAGTACTCACTGTGTAACCAGTGAAGTAGATTAGCTGATGCCTTTGGTCCAATACCTGCTTCAGTACAACTTTTCTCGCTAATATCTTCGATGTCTGATATTGAATCGCATAATTTTTGAGAAGCCGACCGACCAATAAGGGGTACGCTGAAAGCTGGTATTATATCAACCAACTTACTCTGCTTCGATTTATCAATCTCCACAAAGAGTTTCTCAGCTAATCTTTGACTGCCTAATCTTTCCTGTATTTCAGATACAGTAAGTTTATATAGTTCTTCATATTCTTGGATTTGCAACTTGTCTAGAGTCGCAGGTCCGAGTCCTTTTATCTTAAGAGTTGAAGCGAAATGCTGAACTTTCTTATCCCACTGTGCTGAACAGTCACTGTGTTCACAGAACAACTGGTCATTACGATAAACTAATTCGCTAGTACAAGCGGGGCAGTTTGTCGGTGGGGTAATCTGTCTCATTTATCTTCTCTCTCCAAAATATACATATATTATATCCAATTTTTAAGCATCTGTCAAGAACTATTTTTTCTATGGTAGATGGCAAAATCATGAACAAAATTAATTGTCCTCGCCTTCATAAATGTGAGTGTCCTCAACCATATTACGATTCTTCCACTGAAAGCTTAACGCTTGAAATTTCTTAACTAAAGACTTTATCCAGTTTTTTATCATATATATCTCCTAAAATTCTGTCCGCCATCAACCTATGTCCTTCCTCTAATGGATGATCTTTAGGTCCAAAGGGGACTTTTTCTCTTTTGCACATATCATAGAAGGCTTCTTCTTTCATATGAGGTAATTCATTGAGATAGTCTTTTAACTTCATATGTTCTACCTCCCATAAATTATTAGCACCTTCCATTCTTTGTTCGTCTAAGGTCTTTAGTGTGCAACCTATTTGACCATCTGACAAATTGTAAAATAGATATGGTATACCTTTTGCTTCTAAAAGATACTTTATACTGAGCATATGATGTAAACTATTTATTAAGTTATATCTCATAGTCCTCACTTCAGTCGCCCATCCTTGGATAGCTTTCCATTGCTTTAGTGTCATGCGTGGGTGAAAGTGAGTTTCGGATTGTTCTCCTACTTCTAATGTTTTCTTGTTAAACATATACTTTACCCATACGGCACTGCGCCATGCGTTTCTTTCATCTAAGTATTCAAATCTATTTATTCCTGACCATATAATGATGGCTAACTTTGCTGGCTTTCGTATCATATCATCTGTAGTTGTTCTCCAGATTCTATCATTACTACCACCAACTTTAGCATTATCCCACCAAGGCTGACCAAGTTCTTCACTAACTATGTTAGCAAATATATCACGAGGGCGTACTTTTATTTCCATACCTCTTACGAAGCTACATCCATTCCAATAAATCAAAATACTCTCACTCCATAGTTCTGTTGAAATCTATTAGCGTCATCTACAGTATTTACTATAGGCTCGCCCTTAATATTCAAACTTGTATTCAATAACATAGGTACTCCTGTTCTCTCGTAATATTCTTCTAGTATGGGTCGCAGTGCTGATCGACTATCGCTTTTGACAACTTGTACTCTTGCTGTTCCATCAACGTGCGAGACGCTGTTGTAGTCGTGTTTTGCTTTTGAAACAAACTGCATATATTCATTAGCAGGGCCTTCAAAGTATTCATCTACAAACTCCTCCAATATTGCGGGAGCAAAAGGACGAAACTTCTGTCTTCGTTTAATGTTGTTGACTGTGTCTTTAATATCAAAACGAACATCACCAAGCAAACTCCTGTTACCAAGCGCCCGAGGTCCAAATTCTGCTTTTCCATTTGCTACTCCTACTACTTTTCTTTTAAGTAGTGTATCGACTACTAACTTAGGATTGATACTTCTTGTTATATCATGTCCTAGGAAAGTATCTTTAAATTCTATTCTTTCTTTTGTATGGGCTAGTACGCAACCTAGCGCACTCCCTGCATCGCCTGGGTTTGGGAATATCCACATATTATCAAACATAGGTCTTATTTTGCTATTTGCTACACAGTTTAGTGCAACTCCACCAGCATAGGCCACATTCGGACCGTACGTTCTTGCTAGTGCAAATATGTCTAGCAGCTCTGATTCTAACTGAGCTTGTGCTGACGCGGCTATATCTTCTGGTGTATGCCAAAACCATTTTCTTTTCTTGATACCACGGTGATGATTCATGCCTATATCTTTAGTCATGTCTATTCTAATATCTCCATAAGCTGCCATGCCCATAGTTATATATTCATCTTCATTAGGCTTGAGTCCTATCCGTTTCGTAATTGCACTATAGAACAATCCTAGTGACCATGGATAAGTTTTATTCCATATCTTTACACCATCTACCCAAATACTTGCTGTATCAAACTCTCCGATAGCATCTATTACAACCGTGCTGTCAGGTACGAAAGGAGCAGAAAAATAAGCACTGGCGTAGTGACTTTCATGGTGAAGAATAGTTGAGATATCATACTCTCTGCACGGCGTTGTTTTTGCCATTCCATACATCTCTCGTCGTGCATTCTTGAAATGAGTATTTTCATAAAATACTGTTTTATCATAATTATATCTCTCCTTTAGTACATCAAAGTGCCAATTAGGTATTGTACTATCGTTTTTAGTTCGTGTTATTCTCTCTACTTCTGTAGCAAATTCTATCTTGTTGTCATTGACTACAGCATACGCTGCATTATGAAACCCTTCACTAATCCCCAAATACTTCATTTTTCTTTGGAAACGCCTCCAATATTTTGCTGTCCATTGAGAAACACTCCGTGTGCCCTCCAAATTTATGCTCCGTTTTATGTCTATCTTTCTGAAACTGGTTGTGTAATTTTTGCTCGAACCTCCACGCATCGTAGATCGTCCCGCTCCAAATCCTCTGGATTCGGATGTCGTAGTTTGTAAATCCACGCGCTCTTTTTACTGCGTCTTTGAATGTTCTTCCTTTTGCGATGCCGACTTTTATAGTTTCTCGTTCCCATGTTGTTTGATTCACCAGTACAATACCATACAGTATTCCTTCCTTCAGTTTTTCTTCAGGATAGTTTTTGAAATAAGTCTCGTTGTATATTCCACCTGCCATTAGAAGAATGTCCTTATAATTTCCCAACACTCTTTCTCTGGTTTCTTAAAGTCCTTTAGAGGACAACGAAACGGTTTATTCTTGTCCCGTATGGTCAAGTTATCTTTCGTTTTATTCGCAATTATATGTAATTTGGTAATAGTTTGTACAGGGCAATGAACTCTGTGAAACGTATAAGCTTCACTAGTATAGTATGCACCCGCTGGGAGGTAGTATTCGCCATCATGATGTATGCTGACGCTGTCTTGTACTACGTTCCTTCTATGGTGAGGATTAACACAGTTAGTTTCAACTATCTGTAATGGACTATCCTTTGCAGGTTTCCATTGCACTACTTCATTTATTAGCGCTCCTCTAATTATTTGTGATTCAAATTTGATTCTATGGTTATGAAAATCGTTCACTTCCACAGGTGTTAAGTCTGGACAATAGAAGTTCCATCTAACTTGTTTGTTAGGTTCGTGTAGGAATATAAATCCTAATCCACTATACTCTGGGGTTACTCCCCATGTCTTTAGTTCATCTATCATTCGTCTATCCATTCTTGTTTTGGTTTATGTTTTTTAAATGTTCCTTCTTGTTGTTTATATACTGATTTATTTGCAACTTGAACTGCATGTCTCCATTCTATACATTTGATACATTCTCCACATGGAATGTAACCTCCATTGTCTTTTTTCTTTATCTTTTTAACTAGGTCTGTCTGTCTATCAGGAGGATAACAATACCAGACATTATGTTTTGCAAAGTCCCAAATGTTTTTTGCTAACATCGATATGACTTCTGATTTATACAGAGTCTCAAAAGGAAAGATATTAGTAGGTGCAGATAGCAATTCCTTCGCAGAACATCCATGCAAGTCTAACTGATATGACTTCTGTGCAAGATATGCTCTTATTGGGAATCTTAACTGTAGACGTTGCGCAAATGAATCTTCTGCATTTGCGCCCCATACTAAATATTTCCACTCTCTTGGGTTTCCTAGAAGCAAAGTCGCTGCTGCTGACATATTTTGATTGACTGCTAGTGCTAGTGTAACCTCTTGTGGTAAATCGTTTCTATCTACAACTAATGGGAATTTAAAGAACTCACACTGTTTCTGAGCGTAGTATAACTGTGCGTCTTTCGCAGGATGGTTATGTGGATTGTTGTATAGGTGTAAGCCAACGGCATTTAGACCTTTTTCTTTTGCCCACCATAAAGCAGCAAAACATTCTGCTCCGCCACTAACATTTACAATGGTATCAATACTTTTGTCTAAGCCTTGCAACTCTTTTTTCCTCTCTTGCTGTAACCTTTCTATTACAATTTTTGCATATAGGGTTACTACTTCTGTCTCCAAATAATAATTTCTTTCTTACTTCCTCTAGTTCTTTACTAGTGTGCCATACATCAAAAAAGTTACTGTCTGCAATGTTGCCATACACATTTGTGTTTGTCCAGTCATTACAACATAACTGTATTGTCCCGTCATGGTGTACCCATCCTTTAGTAGATGGTAGTACACAAGGAGTACGTATCTCACTTCTATCAGTTGCTATTCTTTCATATAGCTCAGTTCTATTTTGAACTTGAATAGGTGTTTCACCCCACTCTGATGGCTCCATGCTTTGATCCCAATATCTATGGGTGGCACGAGGGATTATCTTTTTCCGTTCTTCCATCTGTTCTTTACTCGTATAAGAGTTCATTATAATAGAGTCAAACATATTAAACCACTTGAACTTTGATTCTAGTTTATAGCCGTTTGTCAAAATTCTAGTCTTATACTTTCTACCACTAAAATGTAAAATTTCCACAAGTTCTTTAAATTTAGGATGTAAACTGTTTTCGCCTCTGCCTGAGAAACAAATAGTCCCAGTATAATCCCTACAATCATTTATGAACTTCGTAAAAAGTTCAACACTCATATATTCTTTTATATTCGGATATGAACTTGACCTCGGACAATAATTACATGACTCGTTGCATATACCACATACATCTATATTAATTAGAAATGGGTTATGCATCAAAAACTTCTCGTATTATATCCCAGCATAAGCTATGGGGATATCTAAACTCTTTTATAGGGCAAACAATCTCTTGCTCTTTATCATATACTGCTAGTCCAGGCTCATTTTCATTACCATAAACTTCAAGTCTAGTAATAGTGGGCGCTTCTGCCCATGCTATGTGATACTCTTTTGCAGACATTGAATAAGCGTCTCCGCTTATATATCTTTCTACTTCTTTAGGTTCAATATCTACATTCTTCTGCCATACCTCTGACTCAAACCCTTGTGAGTTATTTTCAACACAATTTATAGTTTTTATATCCTTGTTTCCTTCTACTATCTTACCTCTTTTATTACAAAATCTTCCTTTGTAAATTGTAGATATAAAACTATTTTGATGATTATGATATTCACTGACTTTTTGAGGTACTAAGTCTGGATGGTAAAAATTCCATCTAACTTTAGGACTTTCCATAAGCCAAATAAAACCCAAACCATTACGGCGTGGGTTTCCCATTACATAAAAATCATCAATCGTTTTCATACTCTCTTTACAATTCTAGGTATTATTTCTCCACTACGAATAACCTCTACATCACAACCAATCTCTAGTTCCAATGCTTCAATGTATGCCATATTATGTAAAGTAGCTCTACTAATAGTAGCTTCGCCTATCACACATGGCTCTAGAATCGCAACTGGCGAAACAGCACCTGACTTCCCGACATTCCATTCAACGTCCAAGAGTCGAGTAACTACTCCAGCCTGTCTTGTTTTTAAAGCGAAACTACCTCTAGGGTGGTGTGCTGTGTAGCCTAATTTTTCAAAATATATATTAGAGTCGACTCGTACAACTTTACCGTCCTGAGGGAATTCACGATAATCACTTTTGGTGATAGCGTTAAACCCCATGCCTGCAACCATGTTCATATCTTCAGTCCACTCAGCACAGATGGCTGGTTGGATTCCGTATGCAACAAAAGTAATATCACGGGATTTAAATTCTTCTAAGTCTTTTAGATTCAAAGCACCACTTGCATAATTTCTAGCATTTGGTATTGTTTTAGGGGCAACGATTTCTCCAGTAATCTGTTTGACACCTTTGCTCCATATTTCATTTGGCACTAAAGACTTAATTTTATCAGTAATATCTAGACCCGCTCTACCATTTCCACGAGTAAGAGCCTGATGAAAGATGCCGTCTACATAAGTTATAGACACAGCAGCACCGTCCAGTTTGGCAGTCATAATTGTGGGTTGGTTAGATTCCCAGTTTGGTTCTTCATCTTCGCCTACAAAGACTTTCTGAAGTGAATACATTGGGAAAGGGTGATAATATCGTACGTCAACCATTGCATGACCTACTTGCTCCTCAAGAGCAGTGTTCTCTACAAGTCTATCGTATACATCGTCAGGCAATACAGGATTGCCCTCTGCATACATTTGATTACAATATTCTAGGTATTCTGTCTTATTCATAAATATATTATACAGAATTTTTAAGGATTTGTCAAGTACTATTTTTGAGAGCTATTGGTACAACTCGTCGAGAATCTCTTTGAAATGAGTTTCTAATACTCCTTTAACTTCAGAGATAGAAAGTATCTCTACTAATGCTGTGAAGATTTCTCTTAGGTTATCCAAATCGATAGGCAGGGCTATGCCGTCCCTTGTTGGTTTCCATTCTTCATCAAAGTCTTGATAATACTTCCTGATATGTAGATACTCTGTTCCACGAAAGTTGTTTATCATAACAAAGACTTTTTCACCTTTGTCTTCGTTAAAATGTACTTCCTTTTCGTAAACAGGTGTTTCGTTATGTAATTCTATCATTCTTCAGTATCGCTGCTAAAGGAACAATGGAAGTCACGTTCTCAGGCTGTAGTAATCTATAAGAGTCGGTGTCCCAGCAGAACAATAGAACTTGTCTGGCGGAAGGCTTTGCTCGATTCTTTTTCGACTGTATATATTTGTTATCGAAGTCGCTAGTGCAGACATTATACTTTAGTCTGCGGCTGTTTTGACTACGATATGTGACGATAGCATCGCCTGCATCGTCAAGTTTTCTAACAAAATCGTCTTGCTTCATTATTTTCCTTGTGGGTAGTTAATATCTATTAGCGTCCCAACAATGGTATCTTCTTACAAGGTGATTCTTATAGGTACAAAAATACTCAGGGAGGTTGCCCTCCCCAAGCTCAGGGGTAATTAATCGTTAAGTTCGTTAATTAGTGTTGCAAAATATACAGCAGCCTTACCTGTTAGCTTACTGACAATTGCTGTGTCGGCTTCTTTACCTGCATCAGAGATAGCTTTTACTAAGTCATCTTGTGCTTGTGCGACATTTACTCTGCCACCACCAGTTCCACCACCACTGCTTTTTGCAGCTGGAGTTTTCTTTACATATACTCCTGCTTTTGTTAAAATCATTCTGACACCATTTGGGCTCTCGCCTAACTCTTCAGCAACCATCTTAACAATCTCCATACTGTTCTCTGGAGTTGGTTCTTCAGCAGTATACATTTCAACTGCTTGTTCTTTACTTTCGTCTGTCCACGCCATGTTTCTTTTCCTTTTTAATGTGTAGTTTTGTTTATATTCGGCAAGGCTGAAGGTATTACGATATCCAGGACACCAACCTGTGGTTTCTAGCATCTGTGTGTAATATCTGTCGCTCATTGCTTATTTCCTTATTATAAATATATTATAACGAAATTTTAACCATGTGTCAAGAACTATATTTTAGAAGTTATAACCGTACACTGTAATATCTTCGCGATATAGCTCGTATACATGTTGTTTAGTTCTTAATGTGTACCAACGTTCCCACATGGGTTGTACTATTTCATCTTGCAAAATTGAAATATCTTTCGGATGTAGGTTTGCAAAATTTAATTCATGTTTCCACGACTCGAATCTAACAATGTGGTCACAGTCTTTAAATAGTTCTACTTGTGTGATGGGGGTAGACTTATCAAGCCAGTTGTCTAGTCCAATATAATCTAGACTTGCCATATACATAGATACTACCCTTTCATATGGATTTCTAACTACGCCTATTGTCTCCCCTTCACAATGTAAAATCAATCTAATAAACCCTCTAATGACTCTAGCTTTTCCTGTGCGGATGCTAGTTTATCTAGTTGTTTATCAAACTCTTCTATGAGGTCAGAGTGTTCCCCAATACCTACTGAGTTAGTAAAGTATGTATGCAACACTGCCTCTGCTTCTTTAGCTTCTGCTATATACTTAGCTTTCAGAGCTTCGTAGTATCTATTTCCTCTATGCATTATTTGTCTCCCATATATGCTGGGATAAACGACTTCAAGAATCTTTCTTGGTGTTTATCCATTAGTATTACATGAATAAGAATAGGCAAAAATACTAATAAAAAGCAAGTGAATACTATTCCACCTACCCAAGCGTATCTATATGCTATATTACTTTTATCTATTCTTCCAATTATTTGTATCGCTGGTAAGTATAGGTTATAGATACCCATACCTACTCCTGCTAACCAAAACGACGCCACATAGTATAGTGTGTCCATTTGTTTTCCTTTTACATATACTCTCGTAAATGTCTTAGACTGCCCATATCATAAGCTGGTACTGCATGGTATTTACCTGCAAAACTTAAGTATGGAAAGTACGTATCTTTGAGGTCTTCTTGTTGTGCTTCAATTGTATACACTAGGTATATCTTGTAGCCTCTATCCTCTGCTTGTTCAGGCTTAAGTTCTTTTTGTACTATCGCTGGATAGTTCTGTCTTATTGCCCAAACCTTTTCTCCTTTGGCAAAATCATCAGACATGCACTGGTCTGGTAATAGTGCATTCCGTCTGCCTTCAAAGTCTGTGTGTGCTATTTTTTGTGGGACTCCTATTCTTTCTATGATTCCCTTTACAAAAGCAGGTGAACGATACAGTGACTTAGCAATGTCTGCTACTGTTTCGCCATCTAAATATCCTGCTATTGCATCTGTAATTTCTTTTTTAGTTGCAGCTTTTCCTTTGTTCTGTGCTTTTCTTTTAGCACGAAACTCCATAGTTTCATTGAACTCAATAATGATATTACCTAATCTAGTTGTGTTGTAAGCAATGTTTAATATACCACATGCTTCTTTCTTTGTTATAGGTTTGCTACCATCAGTAGGATTTAATAACTCAATTACCTTGGTTATATTTGCCTGTGTAAGATTCTCGTGTTTCTTCGTTCTCATTAATTTTTGACCCCATTAATATAATTCCATAATGCAGAATCTTTAGTAAGTCCTGCTCGTTTTTTCCTTCCTTCTTTCCATAGCGTTGAGCGTACTTTATGATATTTCCTAAGCAAAAGCCTTCACCATGACCAGCATCAAAGATGAACTCCGTTGACTGGATTTTATTCATACTATAGTGTTGGTCGTATGTTCCCAATATATGATTACGCAGTTTGTTTAATACTACATCTTCATTAAATTTATATTTGTCTGTTTTGTAATCACTCATTTATTCACCGTAAAAAAGCCTACTTGTACAAGTCTGCCTGTTGCTTTGTCGTGTCCAAATCCTGCACAGAATGGAGCATGCCAATAGTGTGCAGGGTATAAAACACATCTGTTATATAGATTGCCAACATAAGTGTGCATCAAGAACTCTCCATCCTCTTCCCACATTTGTTTGAACATACCTTTGCCTTTGCTAAGTTCATCATTCTTGTAAACTTTACCAGTTTGGTTGGATTGAAATAATCCTGTACCTTTCTTAATATCAGCATTAGGACTTAGATATACTACCGCTGCATAGGCTTGACCTTTCATTTCTTCACTAGTATTCTCTAAGAATCCTGAACAGTCATGGTGTACCCAGTTCCAGTTTGCATCATCTTTGTCTGATAATGTAAATGCTGTGTTGCTGTTGTTTCTAGGAAAGTACTGCATCCTTGCATTAAGCATATGTTCCCATTGATTTCTACAATACACAAAGTTCTCATTACTAAATGAGGACATAGTGCGACGACCTGGAAACATAGTACTTCTTTCTCTACGTCCTGGTCTAAAAAACATGGACAAAGCTCGTTCTCGAACTTCATCCACGTTGGGGTAAAAATCGTCCTTTATTACTATCACTTGCTTAATTCATCAAGTACGTCAAGTCCACCTTCAATCTTTGCTAAATATTCTCTTTTAGAGGATAGCTGTCCTTTTAGAACTGCTATCTCTTCTTCAGCTGTTACTCTTTGTTGATTTAGGTTTTGACGCAACATATCCCTATGCTCCATAGTATTTATTGGTTCTTTCTTGATACCTAGTAGGACATCAAGAGGTGTGTCTTTTGCCATGCTTTCTAACTCCGTTTCCTAAATGAACCTGTTGTCCACTTGATTTTCTCATTACAATCGGTCTAAACCATCTGCTCTTTGCTAGATGTTTTTTGATTGCTTCGTGCTGCTGTTCTTCTGTAGTTCCATCGTTAAAGGTAAATGTATACCCTTTATGTTCCACTTTGATCATGTTGCTGTTATCCTTTTCTCATAGTCAGCGTAGTCTTCGCTCCACCAATGAGGCTTGTCTCTGTGAGACCATGCGGCGAACGTAGCTTTGTCTAGATGGTAGTAGTCACGATAGCTCTGTATAGGGTTATCATAATCTTTCAAGTCATCTGGCATTGCTAGTCCAAATTCTGTAAATCCGAGTCTGGGCATATTCTTTGGCTCAGGTAGTTTGTTTACTACTTCCACTATGGATTTGTGTTGTTTACCATAACGATAGTGGTACTCATCGTTCAATGCGTTAGCATAACAATGAGTCCACTCAAAGTTATCCAAGCTCGACCTAACCCATATCGTACACGGATGATTATACATCATTGGTAAGTATGGCGTGAGCGGTCGCTGGTCAAGCGGTAGGTGCTTAATCTTGGCTTTCTCACTATTTAGTACCTCACGTTCGTCCTTGTCAAGCGCACGGGGTACAAAACCTAGTTTGGCATCAATCCATATCGCAGTACATAAGAGTTGTGCTGCCTCGAGAGGCATCTTTACTATGTGCTTGTCGACATGATACTCTGCGCATTTGTCTAGGTCTTCATCTAAATAAAATAAATTCATTACGCTATCCAGCACTTGTACTTAGGACACTCGCCATTCTCTGGCTGTACTGCTGTCCCACAGTGTTCGCACTCTCCGTAATGATACTTGTCAAACTCTTTTGTTTCTGAGTTCCACATGTTTACAATTTTGTTTTTGTTTGTTTCTGTATTTTTCATATGTATATTATACTAAATTTGAAACCATCTGTCAAGTACTATTTTTTAACTCCATAAACGCAGCATGTGACCATTCCACATTATCAGTTACTAAACTCCACATATATGTAGACCCAGTACTCATAAGTATATCACAGCGCTGGTTTCCATAGGCACATATGTACTTTGTCTTTTGATAGGGTACTATATACTCAGGGTTGACATTACGCATTGTAAGTTGCCAGTTGTCGTAAGTATTCGGTAAGAGTATGATTGGATGCTTCATTCCATTCTTAAGAATGTCATTGCGCAAAACGTCATATCCGTCCTGCTCCTTTCTATGGGAAACAGGACAGAAAATGTCCGTAGCATGAACCATCTCAGGTTCATACTTTCTCTCTACTAATTCAAAGTCTATAAATAATCTTGCTGTTATCACTTTCCAAATGCTCTTCCTGCTTCACTGATTCCAAATGCTCCGAGTGTAATCACTACGAGACTTGTGAATATGGTGTCACTAATTACTAAGTCCTGTCCCCAGAACGCTGTTATTAAATCACACCCAGCAAAAACAATAAGCATAAAGAACGCGATGAAGCCAATTATAGCTTTTTCATTAACATCGTTGTCGTCCAAAAATAAATCCATAAACTTTCGTTTAGGTGGTGCAAGTCTTTTCTTAGCTGCTGCAGCCTCGAGTTGCATCTCCTTTATCATATCTTCAGACTTGTCTAGCTTCTCAATGAGAGCCATGTACTTGTCCAAATCTATTTCAACTTCGTTTCGTGAATTATCAGTTCCTTCTGCCATAGTAATCTCCTATGGTTTCCAGTTATACCAATTCCTCCTATTATAGGGTCTGCCTACACTTCTTTCTTGGAAGTGAAAGCTAATTGATATTCTTGGGCTTAGAGTATCAACTCTATGGTACTTACCTTTCGGTATGTATAGTAGGTCGCCGTCATTTAAGTCTATTACTTCTTCCAAAGTAGCAGTTTCTCTGCGACCCCCTTTTACTTCAAACTCTTCATAAATGTACCAGCGTACTGTGCCTGATACATGAAACAAAAAGTTATCAGTCGAATCTGCATGAATCGGAAAACAGTGTGCATCTCTAGATTTACTACAATATAGATTTGCTTGTCCAACACCGTAGTGTTTTTCAAAGTCTTGGCACTGCTTCCACATAGTTTCGTTTAGGAACTCACTTAGCGTAAGTATAAAACTACTTCCATTATTCCACAGATTCCAAAGTTCTGTGCGTGATAATTTTTTCTTGTCTTTCTTCTTACACCACTTGTTTCCATCAGGTAAAACTACCTGTAACTGTGGTGTTCTATCCCATTGTCCAATATTCATTTGATTGAGATAGTTGTCGAGTTCTTCCCAACTAAAATGTTTTGAGAAAGGATTGTCCTCTCTCTTAATATAAAAATGTTTCTTCCCCTTGTATTTCAGATGAAACTCATCAACCCCGATGGGACTTATTAGCTCTTCAAACTTCACTAAGTTTCTCCAATTGTTTTACTTCTCTTTGGTACTTCCAATATACTTCCATTATGTCCTGTCTTTTGTGCGTTGCTTTAGCGTGAGGAGAGTACTTCGGATGCCAAGGTTGATAGCTAAGTGCTGTAAGATGTACTTGCCAAATCTCTTCTAGTTCAAAATGTACTTTCGTTATATCACTTATATTATTAGTCTTGTATGGATAAGCTGTATCACACCCGTCGAAGCTGTTCCATCTAGCATCAATCTCATGTACTATATGTTCACTCTTTTTTCTAAAGGGAGAACCAATACTTTCCATAAATGACCACTTATAAGTTCCATCCCATTGAGCTTGTTCTTCTATAGAGTGTACATGTTCTTTTGCTTTTTCACAATCTATTAGCATAATACTATCACACCACCATCCTCTTTCTTGTGGGGTGTCTTTGTGCCTTACATTATTCATTTGTAAAGAATCCCAGACCATGCCAAAAGGTTTCCCTTTCAGGTCTGTTCTCCATAAATGAAATATATCTCTGAAGTTTATCATATCACAATCTGTGTACAAAGCTCTGCCTTTGAATCCACACAGCTCTGGTATAGCATACCTGAAGCAAGTGAAGGGTGTTCCCCAACCTTTTCTTTTCCATGTAGGAAACATACTTGGTCTTAGCCATGTAACTTCTACAGGATGATTTGTATTCTTTAATATGCTATATAAATATACTTTCTCTATTGTAGGGTCAAAGTTTTCACTTGTTCCAACAAATAAGCGTATAGGTTCTTCGCTATTGAAATCTAAAACCGCCTTTTTAAAGTGGCCTGTTATTTCATTAGTCATCATAGTATGTGACATGTAGTATTATATCTCCTTCTTTTATGTGTACGTTCATATTCCATAAGTTACCCACACTCTCAACGTCGCCCTCTTTCTGAGGTTTCCACTCTAGTTGTCGTTTATCCCATGAATTTAACTTATAATCATTAACTTCTAGTGATTGGCATAGCTTTTGGTAGCTTTTACCTAGTATTATATCAGTATCTCCTTTGACTATATAGTATGCTTGTCTGGTTTTTCGGGCTTTAGGTAGAGCTATTCCTTTATCTGTACCTTTAACTATAACTATTTTTTCTATTGTTTCCTTAAACTCACCTTGGGTACTGATATCTTCCATAACAGTATTACCATGAGTTCTCCAGTAAGGATAAGTACAGTTATATACTTCGATATCATACTTAGGTGGGAAGTAATGCCACATTAAATATGTATCACAGAAAGGAAACTGAGCATCACGCTGAGGGTCCATCCACTCTACTACTTCATTACATAGGTCTGTTATACTTTGTGGTACTACCATACTTTACTTTCTCCTCGTATAAAACATACTAATACATCTCTTAGTCCTGATACTAGTGGAGTGCTTTCGTGCATATGAAATGCTGTGAATATTGTTAAACTGCCTTTCTTCTTCATTGTTTTAAATTTGTGTCTAAATTGGTTTGGAGGTGTATGTTGTCCCCCTAATAAATCTCTTTGGTTGAAGGACTCAGCAATCTCTAAGTCTCCTCCTTCGTACTTATCACTCAATTGTACACTAATACTTATCTTTCGCATCGATCTTCGTGTTATTATGTGATTTAAGTAAGGTCTGCAATCTCTATGTGCAGTAAAAAATTGTCCTTTCTTTTTATATCTTACTATATTAAATTCGTGATGGTCAGATAAAATAGGATATAAATCAAACTTATATGTTCTATCATTGTATGAATCGATTGCATACTGTAGTTTGTACCTTAACCATTCAGGTACAGTTGCACCTCCAAGTCTATCACAGTCTCTCAGAGACTTATCTAGTCCTCTGTATCTTGTAGTTGCTGGTTTGAATTGTTTGGTTTGGTGGGAATAAAAGTCTTGTATCTCATTATCAGACAGGAAGTTCTCTATGTGTCCGCATAGGTCTGATGTATTATTCTTGTCTTGACTGAGTACTAAGTTCATCTTTTATCATTTGTTTGATTTCGTTTTTAAATTGGTCGTATGAATCGAATTCACACAAGTCTTTGGGAGGATGTGAGTCATGTTCTAATGCTACTACTCTGTCCTCTAATTCTTCTAGCCACTCTTCACATTCTCCGAATCGTGCCTGTGCTGGTTCGTTCTTGTCGAACCACTTGGAGTGTTTCTCCATTGCTCTTTTCCATAAAAGCATCTTTATAAATCTAACCATGACAAGTGCTTATAAATGTAGCAAAAGCATTCGCTTGGTCGTGGTATCTACTAGGTATGGATATATCAAACACTATTCTTGGACTATCGCCCATGTTTCTATCACTAATCCATGTACTATCGCCGTCTAGCATACCTGTTACACAAGTCCAGTCTTTAGTAGTACTAGGATTATGTTGGTCTACTACTTTTGTACGTTTACCATCTTTGATAAAGTTTGTAAAGCCATCCTCACTATTGTGTATAAATCTAAAGAAGTGTCTAGGTCTATCTCCTCCATTACTCCATGCAGTCCATCCTGTTGCTGGGGGTTGGAATACCATACTGTCCCAGTACCATGCTTGATTATCAGTTAGTTGTCGTACTGAACCTAAGAATACTGAACTTCTTTGTTTGAAGTCTTTTGATATCGCTCTACCAGCATAATCAATAGAATTACTAGGTTTAGGATATCCATTGTCTGATTCATCAGCCATCTTTTCTCTTAAATCAGCCGCTGTTGTCTTAGGTAATGGCTTGTATGTCCATCTATGGGGTAATCTATAGAAATCTTGTGCTAATAAATCTAACCTCTGGATTATCTGGTGTTCTTTAATCGGTATTTGTTTCATTGGTTGTCACTTCTCTATAGTATATTACTACTTCTTTGAGTTCACGAATATATCGTTTTAACTCTTGAGTGTTATATGCCATTAACTCATAATCTGGTACTGTCATGGCAAAAAATACCACTTGTCCTTGGTCTTTTTCTACTCTTGCTAAAAATTCTTCTATATTTTTCTCACTAACTACATACCAATAAGGTTCTTTTAAGTCTATTTCTCTTGGCAGTACTGGTTGTGCTATCTTCCTTTCAATAGGTTTTGCACTAACCTCTAATGTCTTTGTTGGTAACAGGCTGCACGACGATACCATCATCAGCAGCGTCAATGTCACGGCTATCTTGTTCGATTCCATCAAATACCTCTTTTGTTGCTTTGTTTACTCTAGGTTCTATTAACCCAGGCTTTGCTGCGGCAAGTTTAGTTAAACTGTGCCTTTTAAATATATCAAGATAACGATTCATTTCTTTCTGTGCTTCCTGACTTTTAATTTGTAATTCGTTGAGTTTGCCTGTCTGTAAGGCAAAGTCGTTTTGTAGTGATGAGATTGCATCTTCTTGCAGTTGTACTGCATTTTCTAATTTTGCATTATTTTGTGTAAGTGTGGCGTTCTCATTCCATAACCAATAGGTACTTAGACCTAGTGATAGTATAATTGCTAGGAGAAACTGATACATAACAGTCCTCCAATGATTAGTCCCTTACCAAAACATATCCAATACATTTGATATAGACTTAGTCCATACTTTACTTTTACTTCGTTTATGAACTTCATATGTTTAAGTTTGAGTTTTTCTATCATAATTGCTCTATCTTGTAGTTAAGACCATCTGCGCCTCGAATCTCTACTACTTCCTTGTCCTCATTGAGGAACTTTAGGTATTTAGGTTGTTTTTTCAAAAATTTACGAACTATATAAGTTGTATCATCAGCGTCACCATATACGGCATTATAACTAACAGTTAGCTTATATCTTGTCGAGAAGTAACTAAGTATTTTTAACCAAATCTCTTTTATGTCCATTTCTTATTTTCAAACAGAAGACCCTCTGCTTCTCTACGGCGAATAAGTCCTTCAAGAACCTTACCACCTGCTTTGTTCCATCTTGCCATTTGAGCTGGAACTCCTTCATAATCACCTGCATTTAGTACTTTTAGCATAGTTGATGCGTTTAAGTTTCCATTGCCTAAATTGAATGTCCAACTGACGAGTGCGTCAAATTGATGTTGTTGTAATGGTACTGTGACAGCTGCTCTTACATAGTCTTCGTACTCTATAATTTCTTCAACAAGCAGTGAATCTGCTTCTTCTTGTGTGATTGTTTTGCCTTCTACAGCAGTTTTTATATGACCATAACCTATTGTCCATACACCAGCAGCACACTTATATGCTTCTAGTTCACACCCTTCAAAGTGTTTGATTAAGTCTAGTCCTTGTTCTGATATTTTCATTTGTTTCCTTATAGGTGTAGGGACTCCAAAGAGTCCCCACAGTCGTTGACAGTTTATACGAGATATGATATATTCATTCCGATTACACTGACACCAAAGCACATTAAGAGCATTTGGTTCATTGCTTCGCAGAATTCTCCATTCTCACATATTGTATCACGAACTTTGATAGCTATTGCTTTCATTTTAGTTTATCTCCAAGATTTTCCTCTTAGAATCTGGAGTTCGTGATAAGTTGATTGTCAGTAACCCGTCTTGTAGCTGTACCTCATCTACCAACAGGTCGGCGTTTAGAATAAACCTTCGTTCAAAAGATTTTAGACTAAGACCTTGATGAACGAAATCTTCATCATCACCTAGTTTGTGTTCTTTTTTACCCGTTATCTGGAGTTCTTTGTTATCAAAGATTATCTCCAATTCTTCTTTTTTCCAACCTGGAACTGCGACTTCTATACGATAGCCCTCGTTCCTTGCTATTAAGTTATATCTAGGATATGCTGTGTCCGTATACGACGGCAGTGTAGGCATATCCAATCCAAGCCAAAATTTACTTAAATCTATACTCATTTTTTTCTCCATAATTCCTTTTCAGTAAATATTCACGCCTCCTTTCGGTAGACGCACCAATTTGTAAGTCAAAACTATGACTTACAGAATAATTATATCAAATTTTAACCTTGATGTCAAGAACTATTTTTCAGAGTCATCAAACTCTATGAGTCCCTTCTCCTCTAAATAGTCTACCGTGGTTTGGATTCCAATTTGTTTCCCTATGGTATATGCACAAGCTATGCACATAATTAAAAATATTATTTCACTTATTTCATTATTTATCATAAACATATTATAGCAACTTTGTAACCTCCTGTCAAGGTAAATCTATACCATTGCTGAAAATAGTACTTGACACTACCTTTTAAATTTAGTATAATATCTGTATGAAATATAAAAAAGCAATAGAACATTTGAGAAAAGCGTTCGAGGAACTTCCTGAAGGCGTTGAACTTACAAAAGGTGGAGTCGGAGAACTTGCACTCGCAAATCATCTCGGTCATACACTTGTAGATGGAGACAAAAACGCTGATGCCTTTGATGAAGAGGGTAAGCAGTTCGAGTACAAAATTTCTCATACAAATCAATTTAATTTTAACTTTGGAACTCGAGCAATGCAGAACGGAATGACTTGGCAAGAGAAGATTTCCACAAAAGTAGACTCATGGGAGGGTGCTTACTGTGCTAGAATAGTCGGAGTAAATGTAGAGGAGGTTGCCTACTGCGATAGTGCAACATTGAAAACATACTTTCTCGAACACTTTAGCAACACAAAGGGACAACTGCTCAACAAGAACTTTCGTATGCAGAGTTTTCAACAACTAAAAAATAGTTCTTGACATGCAATCAAAATTGGAGTATAATACAGGTATGAAGAAATGGACACTAGAGCAATTGGAGTTTTTAAGAAGGCATTACAATGAGATGCCACTCAACGAACTCTGTATAAAACTTGACAGAAGTGAGAACAGCGTTGTCGCTAAGGTCTACTACCTACGCAAGAGAGGATGGACATTTACAAGGAGAACAGATGCCAAGTGTTAATCTAAAAGGAATGAGCTTCGAGAAAGGACTTAGAATATTCCGAAAGAAGTGCATGAGAGCCGAAATCAAAGAACGATGCAGAGAGAAACAGTACTATGAAAAACCCAATGCTAAAAGAAATGCAGCGAATAATTATAGGAAGCGTTCACGACAATTGGACAAACTGAAGGCAGAACAACTCGAAATAAGAAAGAAACGATTACGCAGATGAAGAATCTAACCAACGCCTTGGACTTTTTAATGTGCAATCCTAAAGAATTAGTACATCCCATAGACCAAAACTTTAAATTTAGATGGTTATACTGTTTTTATGTTCAAGATGGTACTAAAAAGAAACTTAAAATAGGACATTCGTGCAATCCTGTCAAAAGAAATAAACAGCAAGGCACTCAATCGGACGACGCTCTCTATTTTGCACTAGGATTTATGGAAATACAAGAAGCGCGTAAAGTAGAACAAGAGGTTTTTCAACAAATAGAAGAATTTGTTGTTCGAGAACCGATACTTGGAATGTCCAAAACACCCACTCACAAAGTAGATTTAGATTTTAAACATTCATATGCCTTTTCTGGTGCGACTGAAACTTTCATAATTCGTCATGAAATTGATTTCAGTAAGATACTTTATGTACTTCAAGAAGTCACTCTCCAATCATACCTTAAAAATGCTGGAAGTCTGGAAGACCTTTCCAATTTAATTGCACATACAAATTCAATTCCTACTGAAAAAATAAAAAATATTTACGATATCTAAACTTATACCAATCCACTTTATCATACCCCTGAGAAAAACAATACTTGCATTATGTTGAAAAGTATGATAAAATAAATACATAATTTGATTATATAGTCAATACAAACTACCGATTACACTCGTTAGTCCTAACTGATGAATGACGCCATAGCGAAATGAAATGGAGTCTTGGCGGAACATCTAATCTGGGACAATGATAGAGTGTTAATTGTATAATCCAATCAACAAGATACAACCAAGTATCGACTAAACTCAACTCATGAGTTTATAAATTCTACTATAATACTTAATTACTACAAATACGTTACAAGTTAACGTAACTTCCACCAACCGAAATTTTTTTAAGCAATAAAAAAGGGACATAAAGCCCCTCTTGTTTGTGTAAATTTCCCCTCTAGCCGTCAAAACCATCCATCTTTCGACCTAGGTACTCCTTCTTGTTGTACCATTCTTAGTCTCTTTACCGAAATGGTTTCTCTATGCTCGTCTCCGAACTTTAGTCGTGCCTGAACCCCGCTGGGACTGTCGATAAGTCCCAATACTTCGGCATATTTTCCATGCTTTGAAGTTAAT